ACAAACGAACGTTTATTAGAGCGTCGAGACCGTGGGTAGAACACCTGACTAAACCTTTTGGAGTTACCTCTAATGTTGTGCTTAAAGAAAACCGTCAGTCTGTCAGATGGCTGAAGTTTTGTGGCGCTAAGTTTCTCAGAGAGATCGAGATATCTGACAACACCTTTTACGAATTTATAATAACATCAACTGATTAATAACTATGTGTTTACCAGCATTCGCTCCTATTGGGGCAGCACTACTCGGAACTACAGGAACTACGGCAGCAGCCGGCACTCTAGCTGCGGCTGTTGGGACAACTTCAGTGCTTAGTCCTATGGCCTCAGGGCTCCTCGGATTTGCAGCTCAGAGTGGCCAAGCGAAAGCCCAAGCGCAGATGCAGCGACGCGCTAGTATCGCTGAGAATACGCGTCAGGCCCAACAAGTGTCAGCAATGCGGCAACAACAAGCGACTGAATCGTTGCGATTAGCTCAAGAGGCATCAAGGGCTAACAGGGTGAGCATGGAAGCTATGGCTAGGAAGCAGGTAGCAGCTGGTGAGGCGGGCATCTCAGCGGAGTCTGCTAGTTATCTTGCAGAGATGCGGGACCTCCAAAGGCAAGTCGCTGAGCATAACTATGTGCTTAACCAGAATAGGTATCTCTCTGAGCAAGCTTATGAACTACAGGCGCGTGACATCGGCTTAGCGTCTCAACAGAATTTAATTAATATTAATCGACCAATCAACAAACCTGACTTTATCTCTACAATGCTTGGGTCAGCTACTCAATCTATTCAAAGCTACGGTTACGGAATTGACCTTAAGACTAGGCAGACAATTTAATAATGAACTTAAAAGACTTACTACGAGGGCGGAGCCGCGAACAGGTTCCCTTTGATTTACCTACCCCATCCATCGCGCCGACGAAAAACTTTAGCGCAGGGAACTATAGAGTAGCAGTTCAACAAGCTCCTGATGCCTCACAGACGACAGCAGGTAGACTTGCAAACGCCCTCAGCCAAGTAAGTCCAGCTCTGCATGCCTACGGTAAAGCGCAACAAGAAGTCACAGAGCTCCAGAACAAAACGGTGGCTCTTGACTACGCTCAGATGGACGAAGAGGAAAAGCGTCTGTTTGCTGAGCGCCTCCGCACTGAAGAGTCAATTAGTAGAAAATATAAAGGGGAGAACTACTCGCTCAACCCAGTAAACATCATGTATGCTAAGGAGCTTATCGGGGCGGACTTAGCGCCTGAGTTTATGATGCTGTGGGAGCAACGCAAAGCTGACTATATTAGTGAGATCGTAGAGAAGCGGGGAGACCGCCCAAGCCCTCAGGACATCCAGGGTCTCATGGACACTACGATGGCAGAGTTCCAAGAGAATAACGCTGAAATTCTAGGGGCTGCTGCTGATCCGTTTATGATCGCAGGGTTCCGTAAGAAGACTAACGAGATGCGCGATGAGATGTCTGTTAAGATGTTTAACGAAGCTTCTGAGGCACACAAGACACGCGTATTGATTCCTAAGGCTGCTAGTGCCCTCGTTCAGTCGCTTAAAGCTGACACTGCGCTTACCGACGAAGAAACTTTAGAGCGTGTTGCCTCAGTATGGACTCGCACTATTCCTCTTAATGCCGACGAACAGCGCGCAGTTATCGAAATGGCACTTGCTACAGCTAAGCCTGAAGAAGCTGAGGAATATTTAAATAAAATGAGACAAGCAGGCCTCAAGATCGGCAACGAGCCTCTTGTAAGTGGTAACCGTGTTTTCGATTCGTTCTACTGGCAAATGCATGAGCAAATTGAAGATCTGAAATACAAAGAGCAGAGTGAAGTAAATGAACGCGCTAATACTCAGGCTAAAACATACGCTAGGGAATACTTCGCGGAATTCGACAATATTTACCGAGCAGAAGGAACCTTCGATGATAAGGAAGAACGCTTAGACGAAATTTATAAACAAATTGAATCTATCGATGATGACGAGGAACGAGCAGCGAGACTTCGGGGATTTGAAGCAGCTAGGGCTGATTTAGATAATCGCCAAGGCACTAAGCGTTCTAAAGTTACTCAGTTTGCACAAAGGTCAGGCTTAGAAGACACTCGCAACTTCTTGCAAATCGCTTTTGAAGAATCTAAAGATGTCATTGATAAAAATATTGTTAAATATAAATTAAAAGACCTTCCAGAAGATGATCCTATAAGGCAGTTTTTCGAAAACATTGCAGATATCGACTTAAAGGAATACGACTTAACAAACTTACGAGTAGGTGAATCTACAGGATTTCCGTCTAGAACTATTTTGTTGTTCCAGTCTTTTGAAAGTAAAATGCGCAACGTTTATAATGACTTATCTGAAGAATTGTCAGTAAAAGACGAAGGGGATCAAATTGAGTTCGATGGGCAGACTATTGTTGTAGCTAAAGATAAAGCTGTTCAGTTTAAAAACTTAATGGAGAAAAAGCGGTTAGCGTTAGCTGAAGAAGCTAGCGTAGCTTTAGAAGACCTTATAGAAGACAACATAGATGTCATCAATCAGAACAAGCTAAGGCAGCAAGAATACGAAGAGGCTGTTAATAAACTAGGAGAGAGCGAAGCTAGGAAACAAGCTAACCTAAAGCGTCTAGATATTAATTTAGTCCGCGAGCCGACAATTCCTTCTTTATCGCCAACAGGAGTTACTGCAACTGAAGGCCGACAGCGTTGGGTTCCTTCAGGGTCAGCATATGAAAGTGATTTCTGGGGGTTTGATAATGCAGAATACTGGAGAGGAAGAGTATCAGAATCCTCGTTCAATTTACACCTAGGATTTAAAGCTGCCAGACAGGCTGGTAAATTTGCTGAGGCATATTTTGATGGCCTCGAAGATGGATCGTATGAGCCGCGTAAAGCTGCAGCGCTTTTTGATTATACACGTCAGAAGTTTGGTCAAGGTAATTGGTCAGAAGTGTTTTCTAAGGAATTATCGTGGGCTAAAACAGAGACGACTCCTGGCGTTAACCAAGAGCACCCTGCTGATGTTCTTTCGCGCCAAGGGTTAGCCATTAAAAACATTATCGGTTACTCAATTGAAGACATCAGGCAAGGGGTTATGTCTAACAAATCTAAAGAAGGTATCGAGTTCCCTGGTAATGGCCGACAGTTTTTCAGATCGAACATTCTTGGAGACTACACTCCAGAAGGCAGAGCGCTTACTATTGTTAATTACAATGAAGATAATTACGAAGAGGAACTTAAGCCACTCTCTTTACTGTTCGGTGTTCCTGTAGAAAAAATACATGAAGCGCAAACTAAAGGTAGAGCTTACTACAGAGGTGAGTTAACTCCTCAATCACTTCAAGCTCCTGAAGAGCCTGAGCTAAAGGCATCTCCTGAATTCGAATTGAAACCTGATGAGACTCCTCAGCCTACACAGCCTACAGTTGAAGAGCCTATCGTAGCTCCTCCGCCTCCTACGGTCCCTGAGTCTGCGCAGCTAGAGCTTCCTCTTGAAGGGGACACAGGGGAACTCCCGACTCTGAAGACAGCTAAATACATCGACAGTAGTCGTGGAGATATTCCAGACTTCCGCAAGAGCATCGATGAGGAAGGTGTTGTTTACGGCTCGCTCGACTTCAATTACGTAGATAACCCACAAGTAAGAGGTATTGAAGTGATTGTGCCTGATGACGCTCCTAAAGAATACCAAGATGCTGTAAGGACATTTGGAACTAGAGCTAAGGAGTTCTTTGAGAAATACGACGCAGGAAACATCCCACTGCGCGGTGACAACAAAGATGGTATCGTTTTCCGTAAAGACAATAAGCGTGGAGTTAAAGGCGTGTTCCACATCGAGCCTTTCTTTGCTGCTGATGAGAAAGCGCGCAGAGCTATCGAGATGCAGCCTAGAACCTGGGCGAAACTTCTTGTCGAATCCTTTGAGCCGATTGGAATGACATTCATCTTACCACATGGTAAAGGAACAGACGAAGGCGCTTTGTTGCCTGACGGTAAAACCACAGAACTTCAATGGGCTAAGAAACACGTAATGCCTTATATTAAAGAAATTTTAGATAAAAAGAATAACGCAAAATAACTCATGGCTATTGACCCTAACTATGTAAGCGCAGTGTATAGCGGTGCGCGGCAAACAGACGAACCCGAACAAGAGTTTTTCTCGTTGTCTGATACGATTGCTGCACCTTTTCGCGGCATTGAGGGAGGTATTAAATCTCTATACAACTTCACCGACTATGTTCTCGGAGATATCCTTCCAGATTACGACACGAGACTTCTAGGAACTTCAAACACAACTGCAGGTGCGTTCATTGAGGGAGCTGCACAGTTTGCTACTGGCTTTGTTCCTGTTGTCGGTCAGTTAGGTAAAGTAGGACGCTTAGCTAACGCTAGGAAGTTCTTAGGACCAAACGTAGCCAACAAGCTTGCTAGAGGAGGAAAGCTTACATGGGCTGAGAGTAAGATCTTAGCGAAGAACACTAAGCTACGTAAAGCTGGCGACAACTTAGCTGCGGGGGTAGCTGCTGATTTCTTAATGTTCGACGCTCAGGAAGAGAGACTTAGTAATTTATTATATCAATATCCAGCCTTACAGAATCCTGTCACTGAGTATCTACAAGCCTCTGAAGGCGACGGTGAGATCGAAGGACGCTTTAAAAACGTAATCGAGGGTCTGTTTATGGAGGCAGGCATGGCGGCAATCACTAAGCCGTTCATGTCGAGCGTTAAGATGATCAAGAACAGGAACAAGAAGTTATCTGAAGGTAAGTCTCCTGAGGACGCAGTAGACGAAGCGATTGCTGAAGGCGATCCAGATGCCGCTAATTTTAATTATGCTGATATCAACGACCCTGTGACAGGTATCAGAGGGCAAGACACCCGTGACTTTTCTGCTGAGGAAATCGAAGACTATATTGCTCAGAAAGACTTAACTCTCGATGACTTCATTATCGACCCTGCGACTGGGCGAGTAGACTTTGCTACAGCGGGCTCGGGTGGAACTAAAGCAACTCCACAAGACATTGCAGCATACTATGAGCTACGTAGAAATTCAGACGTTCCAGGCTTTAAGCAGTTTATTGAGGAAAGTGAAGACATCGACGTTAACGGTCGCGGTCTGATGCTACCAGCTAGTAAGTCGACATCAAAGTTTCTTGATAATGTTATTAATCATTATAGTGCAAAAGAGACTGACCTAGATGATTTGACTAAAGGTCACTTTGAGTTGCTTAAGTTCTACAGGAGTAAATTCGGAGACGTTCTAGAAGACGTTAAGATCGGACTTACTGACGGTCCTAAAGAAAAGCTAGGACAAGATGAAGCACGTAGAGCTTACTACAGTCTAAGATCAAATAACATTAGACTGGATGAGCACGATAGTCTCGGGACGCTTGTCCACGAGATGACTCACGGGTTGTCTGTTAAGCTAATCGATAAACACCTAGGACACGCTGCTGGATTCGTTGGCAAAGACTATTTAAGAAATTTAAGACTTATCGCTGATGGGCAATTAGGAGAAAAAGTTCCAACATCTTTCCGAGAGCTTGCTGACTTATATTTAACAGCTGTCGATCGGTTAGGGCAGACTAAGAATATCACTACTAGACCTGACCCTGCCATTTCAAAACAGCTTAAAGATGCAGGGGAAACGACTAGGGTAATCGATGAAGGCTTTAATGTTCCTGACGTTGTTGTAGCTAAAGGATCTAACTATGGATTAGGAAATCTTCAGGAGTTTATAGCGCAGGCCCTTATGGACCCACAGTTCCAGCGTGAACTCGCTTCTATTAGTATTACTAAAGGTAAGAAGAAAGTTAGCATGCTCAAGAGACTACGCGAGACAATCGCTAAGATGCTCGGGTTTAGTCCACAGCAGTCCTCGTTGCTCGATGAGGTAATCTCAGTGTCTAACTCTGTGTTCAAAGACCAGCAGCTGATGCTTAAAGGAAACCCTGAGCTCGAAAAGATCAGGCCGTCTAGGAAATATACTCCTATTGACCCTTACGATGAGATCAGTGAAATCGAAGCGATAACTTTAGGAGGGTATCCCTTAGAAGTTAAAGGCTATAAGTTCCTAGAGGAAAACGCTAAGAAATACAAACTAAAGCTAAGTGCTTCTGAGAAAAAAGCTTTTGAAGCTGTCAAACAAACTGACCTATTCAATGGAGCCCAGATGGGTAAAGTTTCTCAAGAATGGGATAAAACAGGTAACGCCTTAGGAGTTAAAGATCAGCTAGATAATGTGTTTCGACGCTTAGTGTCTGCTGCCCGTAAATCCCGTGAAGAGAGCGTAACAGCAGCGATTCCTAAGTATGACCCTAAGGTTAGCTTAGACGGGTTCGAAACTAAACACTCAACTGTTAAAGGCGCGTATATCGATTCACACAAAATTGATATTGTAGATGGCGAAGGGAATGTAGTGTATTCTGACAAAATTTCTAAAATTTACAAAGGAGAGCCTTTAACGAAACAACAAGCAATTGGTTCCGCTCAAGAATCCTTTAGAAAGCAACGCTTCCAGCAAGAAATTAATAATATTACATCTGGAGATTCACTTATCGAGGCAGCTAAGAGCAACGACATCAGTGTAGACCTCGACAGAATCCCTGAGTCCGACGATGCGCCTCTACACATGGAGGTTACGTTTGTAGACAACAAGACAGGCAAGCAGCTCGGCTTCAGAGATGTTCCTGAGGAAGTCAAAACAGAGACTGAGCGCTACCTCAGAATGAACGGAGGTAAAGTCAAAGCTCCTGAAGGTGGCGAAGATGTTCCTATTGGTAAAACTAAAGGCCCTGACGGTGAAGACGTAGAGCCTGAAATCAAGACTACCCAAGAAGCTGTTGATCGCGAGAATGAGCTAACGTCTCTCGTAAGGCGAGCTCTCAAAGACGCTAAGCCAGGTGGGGGTCCTGCAGCTATCCGCAGCATCATTAGAACAATCTCTGAGGAAAAAGACTTCATTACGATTGCTAGAGCTATTGCAGAAGAGCACGCAGAGTTCTTCAAAGGAGCTGACGGCAAAATGGACAAGACAGTCGCAGAAGAACTGTTGAATCCAAAAGGAAGCCTAGAGAAGATTACAGCTGAGCTTAATAACGCTTTCGGGGGTAACCAGAAAAACATCGATAGATACCTCAAAGATATCGAGAAGAACGCAGCGAAAGCTGAAGAGGTGTATCTACAGCAGCTCAAAGATCAACAAGCTCTGAGATTTATTAATAATATGTTAGGCGAAGATATCTATCGCTTAGCTAAAGAGTCTACTGATCTACTCAACAAGATCAACAAAGAGGGCGACATGAACCTCGTGGATATCTATGACCAAAAGTATGCACAGATGCTTCAACAGATGGAGCTTATGGTCACCACACAGCGACTCTGGGGACTCTACGGGCGTATTCCGTCGTTGTTGATGCTTCAGCGTAAGTTTATCTTCAAAGAGATTAAGTCTAAGCGCTTCGAAAGCTCACTCAGCGACCTCGAAGGTCAGAGCATGGAGGCTATTAAGGGATACAAAGAGGCTAAGCGTGGCTCTATGGGTCAAGAGAAACTCCTCCAGCTAATCCTAGCGTCAAGAACTACCGATGACATCCAGAATGGCCTTAATGCTATTGTTAAGGAGACGATGGGTAAGCGTATGTTCGACGTTGTGCGTGAATACTGGATCAACTCATTGCTCTCAGGTATCACTACGCAGCAAATTAACTTCTTAGGGTCGTTGCTGACGTATGGTCTCAAAACGCTAGAGCGTGCAGCTGGTGCAGCACTCACAGGAAACTTTGAGTTAGCTAAACAAACGGTAAGGTATGCTTTCAATGTCAATGCGATCGTCGATTCGTTTGACCTAGCGACACGCGCCTGGAAGTCAGGAGAGGCCATCAGTATTCCTAACGCTCGTCAATTCGACGACTCAAAGGGAAGCATGGATGCTATTACCTCAGATCGTAACGATGCTTTTGGTTCTGCTATTAACATGATCGGAACGATTATCAGATTGCCATCACGAGGACTACTCACAGGCGACGAGCTGTTCAAAGCGATGACTTACAGAACCTACGTGATGACTGAGCTCGCTATGAAAGGTAAAGAGCGCGGGCTAGCTGGTAAAGAGTTAGCTGAGTATGTTCAGAACGGAGTCAAAGCGCATATCACTGAGACTGGTCGTGTGTTTAACGAGAAGAACCTCATGATGACAGCCAAAGAGCTGGCTAACGAGAAAGGCCTTAGGTTTGCTGATCGCGAGAAGTTCATTAATAATTATATCGCTAAAGAGAAGAAGAACAAGACGTTCAAAACTAAAGATGGCACCGAGCTCGAATACGAAGGACGTGGGGCCCTCGCAGCACGCGCAGAGGAAAACGCTAAGATCACAACACACACGCAAGACCCTCAAAGTAGCATTGTGTCTGGTCTGTCAAACATGGCGGCTCAGAACCCGTTCCTCACTGCTGTCATTCCGTTCGTCAGGACACCATACAACATTCTTAAGTTCGGCGTAGAGCGTTCGCCTCTTGGTCTTCCTATGCACTTCACTAAGCTGATGACTAAGAAGTATCGCAAGGTATTAGCTGAAGGAACTGCTACTGAGAAAGCAGAGTTAGCAGGTAAGCTTAGTATGTCTGTAGCGACTACTAGCTCTCTTGTGTATCTACTGGCTAGCCAAGACTTAGGTAAATATATTACTGGATATGGTCCTCGCAACGAACGCGAGCGTAAGACCTGGGAGTTAAACAATCAGCCATATTCTATTAAGATTGGTGACAAAGTATACAGCTACCAACGTCTTGACCCGATCGCTACGATGCTCGGTATTGTCGCAGATATCAACGAAGCACTTAGCTACAACGAGTTCGACGAGAAAGACCTAGAGACTGCGTTTGGAGTCGTAGCGCTTGCCTTCTCGAACAACGTGACCAACAAGTCGTATGTTCAGGGTATCGATAACTTATTCAAGGTTCTCAAAGATCCTGTGAAGAACGCAGAGAGATTCGCTGGTGGTATCGCAGGAGGTCTTGTGCCTAACTTCTTGAACCAGACGATGAACTTCCAAGAAGATAGGCCGTTGCGTGAAGTGCGCGGAGTCATCGACTACATGCGTAAGAGAATTCCAGGTGCCGAAGGAAAGCTACCTCCACGATACAACTTCTTAGGTGAAGTAGAAACACTAGACTCTACTGGTGGACTTGGTGGGTTCGCTAATCCGATTTACACCAAGAAAGTTAATCAGAACATCGTAGACCATGAGTTTGGAAACATCGGTGCTGGCTTCGGACCTCCGTCCCATATGTTAGCTCAAGGTGTCGAAGAGCTCAATATGAAAGACTACTACAATCCCGAAACAGGTCAACAAGCGTATGCTCGTATGATGGAGTTGGTAGGAACTAGCGAAATCCAAGGGAAGACTCTCAGACAACGACTAACTAAGCTGTTCCAAGATAAACGCTACCAGGATCTACCTGATGCTGACATCAAAGACATCTCAGGTGCTGAAAGTCCTAAGGTTAAGATAATCAGAAGACTGCTCTCAGCTTACAATAGCGTAGCGAAACAGCAGATGCTCAGTGAGAACCCAGAGCTCCGCGATAGGTATCGTGCAGCATTAGCAGCTAGAACTCAGTAAGATGAACTCACAATACATGCCATCACTAATAGGAGTCACAGGATTGCTCGGTTCGCTTACCCTCGAGAAAACAAATACTCTAGTTGCTGTTTGTGTCGGAGTGGCAACTCTGGTATATTTAATAATCAAGATAATAAAGGAACTTAAATAATATGGATCGCTCAGATAAACTATACGAACTCCAAGATCTACTGATCGACGAGTTTCTACTCCGAGTCAAATCAGGAGAAGCGACTACTGCTGACCTCTCGGCAATACGTCAGTTTCTCAAAGACAACAACGTCGGCGCTGTGGCAACCGAGAGCTCACCTCTACACGACCTAGTGAACTCTCTGCCATTCCATGATGAACACGTAGACCGAATTGTAGATATCGCTTCCAATGCCTAGAGATTACCGCAAAGAATACGACAATTACCACTCAAAGCCTGACCAAAAGAAACGCCGAGCCGGACGCAATGCTGCACGAGCTCTCATGGCTAAAAAAGTAGGCCTCAAGAAGATCAAAGGTAAAGACGTAGACCACAAAGACAGGAACCCCAAGAACAACGCTAAGTCGAACTTAAGGCTTCAATCGAAGAAGCAAAACAGATCTCGCAATGGCTGATCTTAAGCAACTGAAGGACTTTAGGAACTTCCTGTTTCTCGTGTGGAAACAGCTTAATCTCCCTGCGCCTACTCCGATCCAATACGAAATCGCTGACTACATGCAGCACGGCGATAAACGTGCAGTGATCCAGGGGTTTCGAGGCGTAGGCAAATCGTGGATCTGTTCGGCCTATGTGGTGCACCAGTTGCTCCTAGATCCGTCGAAGAATATATTAGTAGTATCGGCCTCAAAGACTCGTGCTGATGACTTCTCTACGTTTACGCTTAGGCTCATCCACGAGATGCCGATATTAAAACACCTGATCCCTCAGGACAAACAACGCTTCTCTAAGATATCCTTCGATGTAGGCCCTGCGCCAGCTGCACATGCTCCGTCGGTGAAGTCACTAGGTATCACCTCGCAGCTTACTGGTTCTCGTGCAGACATCATTGTAGCCGACGACGTGGAAGTCCCGAACAACTCTGCGACCCAGATGATGCGCGATAAGCTCGGCGAACAAGTCAAAGAGTTTGATGCTATTTTAAAGCCTAACGACGACTCTAAGATCATCTTCCTGGGGACTCCTCAGTGTGAAGATACGATATACCGACAGTTAACTGAGCGCGGCTATTCGACACGCATTTGGCCTGCACAGTATATTAGCCCTGAGCACAACGCTAAGCGCTACGATGGGAATGTCGCTGAGTGTTGTATTAATATAGATAATAAAGGAAAGTCCACTGAGCCTCTGCGCTTTTCTGATGTAGACCTAGCAGAACGCAAAGTATCCTATGGCTCAGCTGGATACGCCCTCCAGTTTATGCTCGATGCTAACCTCTCTGATGTCGAAAAGTATCCTCTTAAGATCGCTGACTTGATCGTTATGTCACTCGATGCTGACCTAGCGCCTGAACGCTTAGTCTGGGCACGCGATCCGAACTTAGAGTGGGACGGTTCGATCCCTAATGTCGCTATGACTGGCGATAGGTTCTACAGACCACTCAAGACGCTAGGCAAACACATTCCGTATACTGGTTGTGTCATGTCGATTGACCCTTCGGGACGTGGAAAAGACGAAACGGGCTATGCAGTTGTCAAGATGCTCAACGGTTATCTGTATGTGACCGCTGCTGGTGGTGTTCAAGGAGGATACTCAGACGAAACACTGAAATTCCTGTCGATGACGGCAAAAGAACACAAGGTCAACGAGATTGTCGTCGAGAGTAACTTCGGTGACGGTATGTTTGTCGAGTTGCTCAAGCCGATATTGCGCAAAGTCCACGCCTGCACGATCGAAGAGGTTCGTCATAGCACTCAGAAAGAGAAACGCATTATCGATACGTTGGAGCCTGTGATGACTGGGCATAAGCTTGTTGTTGACCCTAAGGTCATCCAAGAAGACTACGAGACTAGCCAGGTTTATCCTAAAGATCATGCCCTGAAGTATCAGTTAGTTTACCAGATGACACGTTTGACTCGTGAGAGGGGCGCTGTGACGCATGACGACCGCTTAGACGCGCTTTCGATAGCAGTTGGATACTGGACTCAGCAAATGGCACAAGACGCGTCAGATCGCATCCTGGAGCGAAAGGAGGAGGATCTCATGAAAGAGCTACAAAAACACGCTGATGCGTATTACAAAGTGCGGCGAAACGGCCCCGAAATCCTGACTTGGTGAAAATCGTACCGCCTATATTGAAGGCTAAAAGGAGGCTAAGAGTAACTAAGGGCTGGCTAGGCGTAAAAACACAAGTCATGTATCTTATATTAGTAAAAACATCAATGATCGTATAGGGGGAGGAAAATAAGCTTGACTAATGACAAATTTTACTACTTATAGTTAACTAAGAGCTGACTAAGAGAAAAACACAAGTCATGTATCTTATATTAGTAAAAACATCAATGATCGTATAGGGGGAGGAAAATAAGCTTGACTAATGACAAATTTTACTACTTATAGTTAACTAAGAGCTGACTATGAGGAATATATTTATAAAGAACATATAATAATATAATCTATTAGTAAACTATTAGTAGACTATTAGTATGAGCGACATCGAAAAGATCACTGCGGCACTAGGCGAACACTACGAGAATTACGTTGTTATCGCTGCTGACGGTAAGCATAGCGCTAAGCTAGCCTATAACGACTACTTTGCAGCTAAGGGCCTCCTAGATGTCGCAAAGAAAACTGTTGACGATTCTCTAGGAACAGGTATAAGTCGCTTCGAGTTTGACTTTGGGCATCCTGATAATGACTAAGGGATGTCTGGGGGATAACTCACAGTGCTTCCTACTTGCACTTATTGTTGTTTGCATAAAGACAAGGCTCTCGGTTAACGCTGGGGGCCTTGTTGCATTTTTGGTAAAAATATCTGAGAGCCTTATATACGGAGTGTGTGCCGCGTGATACCCCCGAGGGCCTAGCGTTTCCTGACCGAATCGCTCAACTTTCCAGGCGTTAACCTGACAAATTCTCTCAGGTTATCCAGGCGGCGCAAAAAGACACAGGGGGAGGGGGTATGATAGT